AGTACATACAATACTTTTCAAGCATTTAACGATAAATGGATTGCGGGTAGCGATTTAACAACAAGGACAATATTTGAAGATTTTTTATTTCAAGATCCATCGAATACTGATATTGGTGATAGTCTACAAATAGATCCAATGAAAGTTTCTGATTTACTTAAAGGTGATAATAACATTTCTATTTTAGATGTTGTTGGATATATAAATGATTTTACAGAGACGTTACTTTTTGCGCTACCATCTTATGTGAATTTTTATGGAAATAATAGTCCGTTGAAAAAATCGGAACCAAAAAATATTGACGTACCTAATTCACTTTTTGGTACGTATGAAGAAGTTAACTTTTTGGATTCTAGACCTAAATTTTTAATTGTTTATGTAGGTAAACCTTCTGAAAAACCTGCACAACAAGATAATGCTTTTGTTTTTTATGGTGATGACAGTTACGATTTTAGAAACCCATCGACTAACCCAATAAGAGTGTCCACTGCTGGACAATATAATTTTTCTTTATCAAACAAAGTTGTTGGTTTTAATGTGGATTTTGGTATCAGAAATCAAAATATGTTTAAATCTTTACAAATTGGTATGGATGATAAGAAAAAAACCGCAGCAACGTTCTTAGTAAATGATCAGTTAGCTAATGGTGTAAATGGTGATAAAATTGCACCACAAACGACATCCCTGTATTCATTTTATCAATCACAATCATATAGTTGTACAATAAAATCATTAGGAAATGCGATGATTCAACCATTGATGTATTTCAATCTTAAACACGTTCCGCTATTCTATGGACCTTATCTAATAACAAAAGTATCACATTCGATATCTCCTGATAATTTTGACACATCTTTTGAAGGAACTAGAATGCCAAAATACGCATTACCTCAACCCGATGTAATAGCAACTTATGTTAAAACAAATTATTTAGAAAAATACAGAGCAGATATTCTTAAAACAAAAAATCCAAATACTGTAGTTACAGAAGTGACTACAGGACTTGATGATACAACAAGTGCCGGTATAACGACAAGTCCTGAAAGTGAGTGTAGTGCATTAATTACAAATCCTGTTTATCAAACATTACCTTACGTTGATATTACAAGAACACCAATAACGTTTAGTGATTTTGCGTTCGAAATATTAGCATTTTCTAATTATAATAGATATATTGCCGCAATTACATTCACAATTGCTGCGACACGAATATCAAATGGGTTTGAAAATAATATTTTACAACCACCAAATTATAATCTATTTGAATTCACACCAATTAATAATTACCCTGCTGATCCAATTTTTAGTGGAAGTGTTATTTGTACGTCAATAAGGGACACAAACATTCCTTTGTTTGCTTTCCAAAATTTTACAGGTCCGATAAGTTTTATGTATAATCAATATTATATAATGATACCATATTTAGAAAATTTAAAAGATTTAAATACTGGGGTAACAGAACAAGAAAGATACGAAAAGGCAATTGCACAATTAATAATTGCAAGTCAAGATACTGCATTCATATACGGTGAACCATCGGCAACACCACCAATACCACCAGCATTACCACAACAGGTAAAAGATTTTGTTGAACAAAATATTAATTTAGATAATATTTTAAATGCCACTTATCAATCATATATTGATTCTTGTAAAATTGCTTTCACTTTATTTGCGTAGTTTTTGATTGAATCATATATTTATATATAAAATTAGAATTATGAGCAATGTAAAAAGTTTATTGGACGATTACTTGAGAAAAGATACAAGAATCAGTGAAAAACAAATAGATGGTGACCATAAACAAGTTTGTGACTTAGATACTGGTGATTGTTACACTATTAGAATGAAAGACGGATTGATTGAAAGATTTGATAATACCGTAAAAACAAATAGAACATTAAAAGTTGAAACACCTACAGGTGTTAAAACATTATTAAACGGATAAATTCAATTAAAATGAAAGTTGACATCAAAATATTAGAAGAATTAAAAAGATTTAACGAAATAAATCGTTATATTATTAAAGAGCAAGAACTTGGTGACGAAGGAGGGGCACCACCGGCAGATGCGGGAGCACCACCGGCAGATGCAGGAGCACCGCCAGCCGATGCGGGAGCACCACCGGCAGATGCAGGAGCACCGCCAGCCGATGCGGGGGCACCAAGTGGAGGTGCAGAAGAAGTACCTGAACCAATTGATGTTGAAAACGATCCTGATGTTGAAGAAGTAGATAAAGAAGGTGGTGATGAAGAGACAGAAGAGATAGACATCACTGATTTAGTTACTTCACAAAAAGAAATCAAAGATAAACAAGATGAATTTATGGATAACATTTTTGCAAAACTTGATGACTTGGAGCAAAAATTACAACATATGGATGATATTATGAATAAAATTAATTCTTTGGAATCTAAATTTGATAAATACAGACAAAAGACACCAGAAGAAAAATTAATGTTAAGATCTTTGGATTCTTATCCATATAATCAAAAACTTACAGATTTTTTTGACGATAAAAAAGAAGATTTAGAAGCGACAGGAAAAAATGAGTATGTATTAACGTCAGATGAAGTAGAAAACTTCTCACCAAATGAAGTTAAGAAAACATTTAATTCATATGATATTGATGAAAATATGTAAAAAAAATATACATTTTTTGATGTTTATTTGAGGGGGTATGAACCCCCTTTTTTTATTTGACATTTTACAAAAATCACTTATAATTGTTATAGATAAAAGAGTATAAATTAAAAACAAAATCTATGGCAAATTCAATTGATGCGGTATTAGCGCAGTACGAAAAGAACTCGTCTCCGAGTTCACAAAAACAAAACATTTCACAAGAAGACAGAATGAAAAGATATTTTTCTGCAGTTCTTCAAAAGAATGAAAAATCAGCACAAAGAAGAATTCGTATCCTACCTACAAAAGATGGTTCTTCACCATTTGTAGAAGTTTGGTATCACGAAATTCAAGTTAACGGACAATGGGTTAAGTTGTATGATCCTGAAAAAAATGACAACGAACGTTCACCGCTTACTGAAGTTTATAACGAACTTATGTCTACAGGTAAAAAAGAAGATAAAGATTTGGCGTCACAATATCGTTCACGTTTATTTTATATCGTAAAAGTTATTGATAGAGATAACGAACAAGATGGGGTTAAATTTTGGAGATTTAAACACAACTACAAACAAGAAGGTGTGTTGGATAAAATCTTACCTATTTGGAAGGCAAAGGGTGACTTAACAGATTCTGAAAAAGGTCGTGATTTAATCATTGAACTTATTAAAGCAAAAACACCACAAGGAAAAGAGTACACAGTAGTACAAACGATTATGTACGATGATCCTGCACCGATTCACACAGATAGTGAAATTATGGAAGGATGGATGACTGACGAACTTACTTGGAAAGACGTTTACTCTAAAAAACCTGTTGAATATTTAGAGGCAGTTGCGGTTGGAGAGACACCAATGTGGAGTTCAGAACTTAAAAAATATGTTTACGGAGAGGAAGCGGAAATTTCACTTGGAGGTGAAAAAGAAAAAACAAAGGAAACAACCATTGTTGATCCTCAATCCGATGAAGATCCATCAGAAGATTTACCTTTCTAAAATAATATATTATGAATAAAATATCAGAAAAAATGTATGAAGCCCTGACATTGAAATATAGGTCAGAAATGGCAGAAGCTGAGGCTACACTTCTTGTTTACTTCAATAATCCTGTTGGTATTGGAGAACACCCACAACATTTAGAAGAAATGGATAAGTTCATTGAAAAGATGACAAATGCTAAAGATAAATTAGAAATGTTAGAAACAGTTTATAAGTATAATACCAAGAGAGACGAAATGTTTGAAGTAACTGAAGAAATGTTAAAAATAATAAAAGAAAAATAAAATGGCGATAAAAAAGAATGATTTTAGTTCATTAAAGAAAAAGTTTTCTACGTCGGCAAAATACAAACCACAAAGATTTTTTGATCTTGGAGAACCGTTTTTAGATGCTGTTGGATTACCCGGACCCGCTATGGGACATATTAATATGTTCTTGGGACATTCAGATACAGGTAAAACAACCGCACTTGTTAAAACTGCGGTGGATGCACAAAAGAAAGGAATACTTCCTGTGTTTATTATTACGGAACAAAAATGGAGTTTTGAACATGCAAAACTTATGGGGTTTGAATGTGAAGAAGTTGTTGATACAGAAACAGGTGAATTGGAATGGGATGGTTTTTACATCTTTAATAATAACTTTGATTACATTGAACAAATTACAGATTACATTAACGATTTGTTAGATGCTCAAGAAAAGGGCGATTTAGATTATTCACTTTGTATTATGTGGGATTCAGTTGGTTCTGTCCCTTGTAAAATGACTTATGAAGGTAAGGGTGGTAAACAACACAATGCAAGTGTTTTGGCTGACAAAATTGGTATGGGCATTAACCAAAGAATTTCAGGTTCACGTAAAGCGGATTCTAAATATGAAAACACCCTAATCATTGTTAACCAACCTTGGGTAGAGCTACCTGATAATCCATTCGGGCAACCAAAAATTAAAGCAAAAGGTGGTGAAGCAATTTGGTTAAACTCATCTTTAGTTTTCTTGTTTGGGAATCAAAAAGGCGCAGGAACAACTAAAATCACCGCAACAAAAGACAAACGAACAGTTAAGTTTGCATCAAGAACAAAAGTATCGGTTATGAAAAACCATATCAATGGACTTGGATTTGAAGACGGTAAAATCATTGTAACACCACACGGATTTTTACCAGGAAAAGAAGCGTCCGAAGAAAAGGCTTCAATTGAACAATACAAAAAAGAATATGCTGAGTATTGGAAAGAAATAATCGGAGTTGATGGTGACTTTGATTTGAAAGCAGAAAAAGAAGAAGTAGAGTAAGAACCCTGTAATAATACAGAAATGACAAAGACGTTATTGGTTGACGGAAACAACCTATTAAAAATTGGATTTCACGGTGTTAAAGATTATTTTAATAATGGTGAACACATTGGTGGACTTTGGCACTTTCTAAACACATTACGTCGGTTTATAGACGAAGAAAACTTCAGTAAGGTTGTTGTATTTTGGGACGGAGAAACTAGTACTTCACAAAGAAGGTTAATCTACCCAAAATACAAACTTAACCGAAGAGCCCCTGAAAATGAATTAAAGGAAGAATCATTCAACAAACAAAAACATAGAGTCAAGGAATATCTTGAAGAGATGTTTGTTAGACAAGTTGAATTTCCAAATTCAGAGGCAGATGATTTAATCGCATATTATTGTCAAATCTCTAAAGGAGAAGATAAAACAATTTTCAGTGGAGATAGAGACTTAACACAACTTATCTCTGATGATGTTAGTATCTACTCACCTAATACAAAAAAGTATTATAAGAAAGGAGATAACATCAAATTACACGATATTGAAATCCCCCACTATAATGTAAAAACATTTAAAATTTTATCTGGAGATAAATCTGATAATATTGATGGTATCTATTATTTGGGTGAGAAAACTTTTGTTAAATTATTTCCTGAGATAGTTGAAAAAGAAATTTCTTTTTCTGATATTTTAACAAGAGGTGAGGAACTACTAAAAGAACAAAAAGACAACACAGTATTAAAAAATTTATTAACAGGTAAAACAAAAGAAGGTATTTTTGGAAATGAGTTTTTTGAAATAAATAAAAAGATAGTCGATTTAAGTAACCCATTAATTACGGATGAAGGTAAAAAACTTGTTGAGTTATATTATACCGAGTCTTTGGATCCTGATGGTAGAGGTTATAAAAACCTAATACGGATGATGATGGATGATGGGTTATTTAAATTTTTACCTAAAATCGATGAACAGTGGATTTATTTTTTAAAACCATTTTTAAAACTAACAAGAAAAGAAAAATCAAAATTCAAAAAAAACAAGTAAAATTATGAAAGATCAAAATGAAGTAACCAAAGTGGAGTTTTTAATCACATTGAATGACAACTTTGTAGTACAAAGATTTTTTAACGTAAAAGGGTATAATCCAAATTCAAAAAACAGTATGGATTTATATAGTTACATTAAAAGTTTATCTAATGAATTACAACAAAAATTAAGAAACAAATGTGTTGTTTATATGTTAGAAAATCGATTCCAAATTGAAGAAGATTCTTCAATACTTGAGACATCAAATACAGAAGGTCCTGAAGTTTTTAACATTATTTTAAAAGTCGGAAATGAGACAATTTGTCATAGAATCATAGACGCAAAATTATACCCACCAAAGGTAAGATATACGCTGGATATACGTCCATCCATAAAAACCATTTTGAGAGACATAACTGACATTTTATCAGACAAAAATTTAACATATAATTATTTAAATTATTCACTCGTTTAATGGTATTTATTATTGAATCATACTTAAATCTATCAATATGTCAGACAAAAAAAACTTCGGTTACTTAGGAAATACTTTTCAAATTCAATTATTAAATAATATTATTTTATACAAAGATTTTTCTAATTCCATCATCGAAGTTATTGATCCACATTATTTTGATAACCAATATTTTAGAATCATTTGTCAAATGATTAAAGAATATTATACAAAATATGAACACACACCGACATTTGATACTCTTGAACAGTTGACAAAATCTGAAGTTAGTTCACCTATGGCTCAAAAGAGCATTTTAGATACGTTGGAACAGGTTAAGAACGTATCAGATGAAGGTTCAATATTTGTTCAAGAAAAAGCCTTAAAATTCTGTAAACAACAGGAGCTCCAAAAAGTAATGACAAAAGCCCAATCAATCATCGACAAAGGTGATTTTGAAAGTTATGATAAGTTAGAAGAAATGGTAAGGGGAGCACTCCAAGTTGGAGAAACAGATAAAGGAACATCAGATGTCTTTTTTAATTTAGATGAGGTTTTAGATGATGATTACAGACATCCAATTCCAATTGGAATCCCTGGTATTGATAACTTATTAAAAGGTGGATTGGCAAAAGGAGAAATTGGTGTAATACTTGCACCAACAGGAGTCGGTAAATCAACATTTACAACAAAAATTGCAAATCATGCATTTAATTTAGGGTACAGTGTCCTTCAAATATTTTTTGAGGACAACCCAAAAATTATTCAAAGAAAACACTTTACACTTTGGACAGGAATACACCCAGATGATTTATCTGAAAACAAAGATGAAGTAATGAATAAAGTCAAAAATATTCAGTCAACAAGAAAAAATAAGTTGATACTGAAAAAATTACCTTCTGATACGGTTACTATGAACCAAATCAAAAATCAAGTAAGAAAAATGATGGCAGAAGGAACAAAAATTGATATGATTATTTTAGATTACATCGACTGTGTAGTACCTGATAAAATGTTAGGTGATGAATGGAAAAGTGAAGGTTCGGTTATGCGAGGATTTGAAGCTATGTGTCACGAATTAGACATCGCAGGTTGGACGGCAACACAAGGAAATAGAAATTCAATTTCATCAGAAGTTGTTACAACCGATCAAATGGGGGGTTCTATTAAAAAAGCACAAGTAGGACACGTTATTATTACTGTGGCAAAATCATTACAACAAAAAGAAATGAACTTAGCAACAATAGCAATAACAAAGTCAAGAATAGGTAAAGA